AGTTGGCAGCATTACCGGACATTAAAACCTAATAACTGCCTTTTCGCATAGATGGTATAAATACCTTTTCGACTGACGCGATCACTCAAGCCGTAATGGTGAATACGGGCAATGCGCTGCACCCTACCTTCAAACTGTACGCTGGCAGAATCGGCGCTGGCTGCAGTTTTCAGGTATTTTGTGGTGCGCAGCTTTGTAAACATCTGACGTTTGATGCGCCCCTTTTTGCTGCGTGCTGTTACCCTGCGCGGCTCATAACTGCTGCCATCTGGATTGCGCTGCATCCTGATATTCTGCTGCTGTGTCCGGCGCAGTTCCTGCGCCAGCTGGCGCATCATGCGGCTTCTTGCGGCTGGCTCCAGATTCGCCAATAATGCACTCAGCCAGTCGTCCACCTTCTGCAATTCAGCCACGTTTCACCGTCCACATTTCTTCAGGTTCATCAGGTTCCGCTACCGCTTCAACGTTCGACACACTGCCGTCAGTGCTGACCAGCACACGCTCCGTCAGTTGCAGGTTAAGGCTGATATCACAGACATCGTTGCGCAGAATATCCACCTCAAAGGTGAATAGCTTTTCCCGTAACGCCGGGTTATTGATCGCATCGGGCTGGTTATCCCGCAGCCACAGCAAAACCGGGGCCATCAGCAGATTCTGGTCGCCGCTGAAATCTTCAATCACCACGTTCAGGGTGTAGCGGTACTCCCATGACATGGAGCTAGCCCCGGAGGCAACCAGCGAACCGTTATCCACAAACAGATGCAGTTTGTCCGGGTTATTACGGACATAAGGCACTGCTTTACTGAGGGCGTGGCGCAGGGATTGTGGTTTGTTCACTATTTCGCTCCTGACACGCAATAATCATGTCCACTTTGTCTGCACAGACCGCCCAGGCGGCCTCCGTTTCATCCAGCAACGCATTCAGATCACCGTTAGTGCGCGGCGCTGCCTGCTCCAGCCGACACGGCGTCACTCGCGGACAACCACTGACGGTAAGCTGCACCTCCGGTGAGTGCCGGACGTTCCCGCAGCCGGATAATGTCAGCAGGCAAAGGAGTATCAGCCCAGCGACGTAAATCCTCGTTCTCACGTTTCAGTTCCTCAATCCGGCGTTGTCGTTGTCTCAGCAGTACACTGGTCTGTTCTGCTTCGGCATAGAGCCGCGCCTGCTCCCGGTTATTGGTTTCAGTCAGAATGGACAGGCTGATAAGCTGGCTGTTGCTCTTTGCCAGTGCCTGGCTTTTGCTCTGCAGCTCGTCTGCCTGCGTGCTGATGGTCTGGCTGGCATCAGCCAGCCGCCACGTCTGCCAGCCCAGCGCCGCCAATAATAACGCCAGCACAACCAGCAGCAACCGGTTCATGCGGCTACCTGTTGCGCCATCTGATTACGGGTGATCCAGAAGGCAATAACGGTCAGCAGATAAAAGACCAGGGTAATGGCCCACCCCGTCCAGGCGAGACTGACGACAATCAGCAATCGTATCACCCAGCTGATAAATACGTTTTCTTTTCGGGTAATTGTCTTCAGTAAAGATGCCCTCAACTCCTGCCAGAGCGGGCCATTCTTAATTAACGAAGCCAGTGCTACCGGAATTACCGCCCATGTCAGTAAACAGGCTACCCAAACGCCGGACGCTGCCAGTACCGGAAAAATCCCCTGCGGATACACTATTGCTGCGATTAACAGCGCCATCCATAACATCAGAAACAGCCCGCTGATTAATTTCTTTTTCATTTCAGTTTGCTCCCTGTAAACACCAGGCCATCTCCCGCGCACGGCGGTTATCCAGCCCCTGATTAAAAACACCTTTCACATAAACCCAGCGCGGCAACTGTCGGCACGCATCCGCCCAGCGCCGCTGATTGAGCAATTTCACCAGCGTGGAACTGCAGGCATTGCCCGTACCCACGTTGAAGGCAAACGACACCGCAGCGTCATACACCTTCTGCGGCGGCTGTTGCTTCACACACCTTTCAAGCGCCCGCTCCACACGCAGCACGTTGGAGATCAGCCCTTCTGCTGCCTGTCGCTCCGTAATGGTTTTGCCGGGAATGACGCCCGACGTATTACCAATACCGTCGGTCCAGACACCCGCGCTGCACTGATACGGCTGCAGACGACAACCTTCGTAATCGGCAATCAGTTTCAGTCCCTCCACGGAGGTGTGAAGCTGCTGAAAACCCGGCAGCGTGGCAGCAATAGCCAGCACGGCCCCGACAAGGCAGCGTTTAACGATTGATGGATTCATAGTCCTCCCGCGAGATCTGCCCGTCGCGCAGAAGCTGGTAGGCTTTGTGTTTGTAGTACCAGTTGATAGCCAGCATCAGCACACCAATCATCAGGCCGCCCAGCGTTGAGGCATCCTTGATGGACAAATCGCCCAGCCAGGCCAGCACGACGGCGATGCAATACGTGATAAAGGCGCTGATTCGCTCAAGCGTCATAATTCAGTCCCATAGCTGGACGGTCTGCACGGTGGTGGTGGTCGGAATGTCCGGCAGCTCCACCTGCAGCCCGTGAGGTACAAAGGGGCCGTATTCGGCAAGCCCCGGATTTGCCTTCAGTACCTGCTCCGTGACACCCTGCGTGCGCCCGTAATGACGCCAGCAAAGCGCGTCCACCGTGTCATACTGATGCGCACGCACTTTCATCAGATAAGCTCCACTGTGCAGTGCGGCGCGTCCTGCACCCGGCTGATGGCCCAGCGGGCGTCACGCCACAAATCACCGCTTGCTTCCGCCAGTTCTTCGCCCCGCTTCGCACCGGATGCCGTGGCGTCATAGTCCTGGAAACGTTCGTTGAGCATGGCGCGAGCCCAGCAGTAAACCGCGTTGAAATAGTGCTGAATGCGCTCACTTTTCCCGTCCAGCTGTTCCGACGCATACCCCAGCATCTGCTGGCGTCTGCGAAATTCATACAGCTCTGCGTTAACCTCCGAAATTGCCGACAGTGCAACCTACTTTAAACGCGGCTGCGTCACCGTGCCGTCAGTGCGCATGACACTGCGAAACTCCGACAGGTCCACATCAGGCCAGAACGGCGTATTTCTAATGATTTCCGCCTGTTCCGGTGCCTGTTCTGGCGCAACAAACTTCATGCTGCTTTCTCCTGAAATAAAGGGCGGTGGACGGGGTTTTGATGTGGCTGTGCCTTTCGCCACCCCGTGCCGCCCGTGCGCGGGGGCACGTTCTGTCAGCGGCTGTCATTGCGCAGTCTGCGCTCCAGCTGCTGTTTGTCTTTTTTCACGCCACAGCGGGGATCGAGCTGTAACGCATGGTTGAGATGATTAAGGGCGGAAGCCGGATTGCTTTCACTCAGGACCGCGCCAATCGCTTTATGCAGACGTGCCCGTGACTGGTCCGGCATATCCAGACCGTCTGTCAGCTCCAGCGTCTGCAGCAACAGATCGGCATCAAAGCCGGTGGCGGCAAGCATTGCGCTCTGCGCTGCATCTGCCATTTCCTCTGTCAGCACGGTCTGCACGTTGCGGTTGCCCAGCGGCATCACCCATCCATGACGCAGGGCATGACGCCAGATCTCCAGCGCCCCGGCATAATCTCCGGCATCAATGCGCCACAACATCACGTACATCAGCACGTCATCCTGTTGAGCGCCTCCGGCAGCCAGGACACCCTCCGCCCAGGCGGCGTACTTCGGCAGCAGCTCCACTTTGATTTCCGCTTTTTTGACCGTGGACTGAACGCCCTTGAGACGGCGGCGGTCTTCCGCCAGTTGCAGCAGCATCAGGTCATAGCCCGATGCGTGGCGAACACTGCCACCCTCACGGGCGGCCTGTTCAGCCTGAACGCGCAGGCGATGCTGCCGTGCGGGACTCAGGCTCATGGATTACGCTCCGGTTTCGGCTGCGGCGGCGCTGAAATCACTAATCTGGATGTTTTCCACCAGTGCGGCGCAGCGGTAGTCCTCAACCACATAGGCTTCGTTAACGGATTCAAAGTTTTCAATCCGGTCACGTTTCGGGTTGTCGATAACTGAACGGCGGCGGGTGTCTTCCTGCCAGTAGATGGACAGGTTATCCAGACGGGTGATCAGCAGCGCATTCGGCGGGAAGAACGGCGCACGCACGGCCTGCAGGCCACCCATGCGTTTCTGACTGATGATCATATCGGCAGCCAGTTTTTCACTGTTTTCCTGCTCTTTGTTGACCAGCGGGAAATACTTGTCAGACAGCAGTTCACGACCGCAAATCACCACCAGATCGTCATCGTCCTGGTAGACCACGTCGATAAGCTCATTGACGGCATCCATCACCACGGCGTCCAGGTTGGCATATTCGCCACCTTTCCCGACTTTCACTGCGCCCGGTGTGGTTTCACCGCCCGTGGTGGTGCTGCCCATGACGTGATCCGGTGCATCCTCACGGATTTTCTGCAGCCAGCCTTTATTCACATCCTGCAGCAGCGGGTTTTCGCTACGGTTGGAGGTTTTCGCACGCTTCACGCCATTAAAGCCGATCATGATGCGGTCCAGTGCCTGACGTTTCACGATGGCGTCACGGATACGCACCTGAAAATCCTGAAACTTCGCCCACAGGTCCAGCTTCGCGTAGGTCAGCACCGTGTCAAAGTTGGTCTGCTCGCATTTATATTCCACATCGACCATCAGCGTCGGATCGACAGGTTCACGCTCTTTCGCAGTGGTATCAGTGGTTCCGGCAATGGTGCTGCCAACTCCCAACCCCAGCAGCTGACCGGACTGCTCAGTCACTGGCGTGACGTTAATCAGAGTCAGGAAAGCGGCGGACTGCTGGATCTGGTCTTCCAGCGTCTGCTGCACGGACGGCTCTACGGTGAACTTGCTGGACAGTTCTTCAACTGCCACACCGTTCAGACGCGCCAGTTGCTGCAGGTAAGCGTTAAAAGCAAAGCGGGTATTCTTCTTCATCAGGTTTTGTGCTCCATCAGCAATTGGTCAGAGTGTCAGCGGGGGCGTTACCGCCTGTTGCACGCTGGCGGTAGTCCTGGCGGCTGTCTTCATGACTCAGCTTGTCCACCAGTTCGTTAAAGGCGGTTTGCTGTGCCTGCAGGGCAGTCTCCAGCTCAGACAGGCGTTCTTCCTGCTCAGACAGGGATTTTTCGGTGCGTGCGCTCAGGTTCTGCTGCTCAGTGGCGACCAGCTCCACGGCCTTATGCACATCAGAGAACCGGGCGTCATCGGACTGCTCTTTTTTGGTAAACAGCGCCGTGACGCGGGCAAACAGGGACGGTTTGTCGTCCTGGACTTCTTCCAGTTCGATCACCGTTTCCTCTGCGGCGGTAAAGAGATTGGCGGGATTCTGCTTGCGGTTTGCCAGCGGGTTATGGGCTGCACTGGCGCTGAATGTCAGCATTTCAGTGCCCAGACTGGCAGGGTCATCAGTGGCAGCCAGGCCGACCAGGTAGGCTTTGCCCGTATCAGCGAACTTCGGGCTGACTTCCATAGAGGTGAATAATTTCTGGCCTTTTTTCACCAGTTCCACCAGGGACTCCGTTGGCTCAACGTCAGCATACAGCGCCATCTTGCCTGCCAGCGGACCTTCCGTGATTTCTTCAGCAAACAGCGCCGTCACCTTGCCGTAGCGGTTAAAGGTGCTGTCCGGCAGATAAGACTTGATGTGCTCAAGGTTAATCAGCGCGGTATACACCGCCGGGTTATAGCTGGCTGCCATCTGTTCCAGCCATTCACGCTGGATTTCGCGTCCGTCGGTGGTGGCACCTTCCACCCCGATGCGAAAACGCTTTGCTTTCACTGTCATGAGCCGTGCTCCGTTAGAAAAAACTTACTGGAGCCTTATGGTTGCGGTGATAGGGGCAGTGAAACAATGCGCGGTATTTGTACCGACAACCACACAAACCGCAGGCGGGGAAAGCCTTCATTCAAGGCTGTAGGTTTGTGCCATGAACACCACACTGACACCCGCAGATCTCGATCCCCGTCGGCAGGCCATGCTGCTGTACTTTCAGGGATACCGCGTAGCCCGCATTGCTGAAATGCTGGGCGAGAAAGTTGCAACCGTTTACAGCTGGAAAAAACGCGACAAGTGGGGTGACTATGGGCCTCTGGATCAGATGCAGCTCACCACCGCCGCACGCTACTGCCAGCTCATCATGAAGGAGCACAAAGAAGGGAAAGATTTCAAAGATATTGACCTGCTGGCGCGCCAGTCTGAGCGCCACGCGCGGATCGGCAAGTTTAACAATGGCGGCAACGAAGCCGACTTAAACCCTAACGTCGCCAACCGCAACAAAGGCCCACGCCGTCAGCCTGAAAAGAATGTTTTCACCGATGACCAGATTGAGAAGCTGGAAAAAAATTTCCATTCCTCCATGTTCAACTACCAGCGCCACTGGTGGGAAGCCGGAAAAACCAACCGCATCCGCAACCTGCTGAAGTCACGCCAGATCGGCGCGACCTTCTATTTTGCCCGTGAAGCCCTGATTGACGCCCTGCTTACCGGACGTAACCAGATTTTCCTTTCTGCCAGTAAGGCACAGGCCCACGTCTTCAAACAGTACATCATCGACTTTGCCAAAGAAGTGGAGGTGGAGCTGAAAGGCGATCCGATGGTGCTTCCCAACGGGGCCACACTGTATTTCCTCGGCACCAATGCCCGCACTGCCCAGAGTTATCACGGTAACCTGTATCTGGATGAATATTTCTGGATACCGAAATTTCAGGAGCTACGCAAAGTGGCTTCTGGTATGGCTATTCACAAGAAATGGCGGCAGACCTATTTTTCCACACCATCCAGTCTGACCCACAGTGCTTATCCGTTCTGGTCCGGTGCGCTGTTCAACCGTGGGCGCAACAAAGCTGACAAGGTGGACATCGACCTGTCCCACAGCAATCTGGCCCCCGGCCTGCTGTGCGCAGACGGGCAATACCGCCAGATAGTCACCGTGGAAGATGCGGTGCGCGGCGCCTGTAACCTGTTCGACCTTGACCAGTTGCGCATGGAGTACAGCCCTGACGAATACCAGAACCTGCTGATGTGCGAGTTCGTGGACGATCTCGCGTCCGTGTTCCCGCTCAGCGAATTGCAGGCGTGCATGGTGGACAGCTGGGAAGTCTGGACCGACTTTCATGCACTGGCCCTGCGCCCGTTTGGCTGGCGCGAAGTGTGGATCGGTTATGACCCGGCAAAAGGTACGCAGAACGGCGACAGCGCCGGATGCGTGGTGGTGGCACCGCCAGCCGTGCCAGGCGGTAAGTTCCGCATTCTTGAGCGTCACCAGTGGCGCGGAATGGACTTTCGCGCCCAGGCTTACGCCATCAAAAAACTGACTGAACAGTACAACGTGACCTATATCGGCATCGACTCAACCGGCGTTGGTCACGGGGTTTACGAGAACGTGAAAGCGTTTTTTCCTGCCGTCCGGGAGTTTGTCTACAACCCCAACGTTAAAAACGCCCTGGTACTCAAGGCCTACGACATTATCAGCCACCGCCGTCTTGAGTTTGACGCCGGGCACACCGACATTGCGCAGTCATTCATGGCAATCCGTCGCGCCACCACCGCCAGCGGCAACCGCCCGACCTATGAAGCCAGCCGCAGCGAAGAAGCCAGCCATGCCGATCTGGCCTGGGCAACAATGCACGCACTGTTTAACGAACCGCTGCAGGGCGAGTCCGCCAATACCAGCAATATTGTGGAGATTTTTTGATGGGAAAGAGTAAGAAGAACCGCGCTGCGGCGACGAAACAGACCCAGCATAAAAACCAGACTTCAGCCGAAGCATTCAGCTTCGGCGATCCCGTTCCGGTTCTGGACCGCCGTGAACTACTGGACTATGTGGAATGCGTACAGACAGATCGCTGGTATGAGCCGCCAGTGAGTTTTGACGGACTGGCGCGCACCTTCCGCGCCGCCGTGCATCACAGTTCACCAATTGCGGTGAAATGCAACATTCTGATCAGTACCTACATCCCTCACCCGCTGCTCAGCCAGCAGGCTTTTTCACGTTTTGTGCAGGATTATCTGGTATTTGGTAACGCTTACCTGGAGAAACGCACAAACCGGTTCGGAGAGGTCATCGCTCTTGAGCCTGCTCTGGCAAAATACACCCGACGCGGATTAGACCTGGATACCTACTGGTTTGTGCAATACGGCATGACCACGCAGCCGTATCAGTTCACGAAAGGAAGCATCTTTCATCTGATGGAACCGGACATCAACCAAGAGATCTACGGCCTGCCAGGTTACCTTTCTGCCATTCCGTCAGCCCTGCTCAACGAGTCCGCCACGCTGTTCCGCCGATAGTATTACATTAACGGCAGTCATGCAGGCTTCATCATGTACATGACCGATGCCGCGCAAAACCAGGAGGATGTGAACAACCTCCGCAATGCGATGAAAAGCGCCAAAGGACCAGGTAACTTCCGCAATCTGTTTATGTACTCGCCTAACGGCAAAAAGGACGGGCTTCAGATCATCCCGTTGTCAGAAGTCGCGGCGAAGGATGAGTTTCTGAACATCAAGAACGTGAGCCGGGATGACATGATGGCGGCGCATCGTGTGCCACCGCAAATGATGGGGATTATGCCTAATAATGTCGGGGGGTTTGGGGATGTGGAGAAGGCGAGCCTGGTGTTTGTACGTAACGAGTTAATACCGTTACAAAAAAGAATGATGGAAATAAATAAATTGGTAAGTGAGAACATTGTTAAATTTGATAGTTATAAACTAGCTACTTAACGTAATCACTAAATGAGGTTCTTTAACTCAGCTAAAAAAATTTATTAATAGGCAGCAGTTTTTATGAATTTCTTCAGCGTGCAGATACACGCTGAAGATGCAAAAAATCATATGAGACGACCGTCTGGACTTCTGTTACCTAAATGTAATTCACAGAGTATCCACCTAATCACATCAGGTCGAATTAACCCAGCTACAAAAACCGAATTCCAATTATTTTTACCTTTATGTTTTTCATCCAACAGCAACAACTCGCGAGTCAACAACTCATATACATCGCTATAAGTAGAAAGACTCTTATTCAGTCCTCTAATAACAAGCTCAGGATATAAGTAAAACGACTCCCATTGTTCAGACAAATACCCCTTAATATTATTCTTGATAACAACATTATCAAGATGATACTTAACATTGTTATATTCTGGTGACATTGGGTCAATTATGATTTTTACATCAATTGTAGGTGTTCGCCCTAATTTAGAAAAATTAGCACATATTAATCTTTGTTTTAATATATTATCAAAATATGGATGCAGCATCCGATGGCCTGCAGAATTAGCTATAGTAGTACTTTTGAAAGTATTACATTTGCAAGCAGGAACCAAATTCTTAGTGAATAAAGAAAATTCTGGATAGTTTTCCTTGGGTAAAACATGATCCAAAGTCCCGCTATGCATTGAACCACACATTGGACATAGAGAGTTAGAATTAGCTGCTCTTATATCATCAATTATAGATAAACACTTTGCGGGATTGTTATAATAATATCTCAAAGCTTCAGCAATATTGTTACTCAATACGCCACAAGAATTGACATTAAGATACCCTTTATTCTTTATGTACGATCTATATGCATTAAGTATAAATGTATCCTGTCCATTCAGAACAGAATGATGTTTTAATCTCTTATTTGCAGATAGTTTTTTAAATGCAGAATAATCTTTAAAAACAGGTCTTTTTAATTTATTCATTTCAATTGCCCATTTCATTTCTCAACGCAGTTAATACATTAAGTGATAAGTCCTCGCTATATTTAGATTCAACATCATCCCAAGACATATTCTTTGCAATTATATTGTTTTTTACTTTATTTAAAATTTGAGTTGGTTCACTCTCACCGAAAACAAAATATGAGATATTTCCTATATTCGCCCCAAAAGTACTCAATCTCGGTTTTTCGCTAACAATTACCCCATCATCTCGTCTTCTGAGTATTGTCACTTGCTCCTTAAAAACCTCCCGAACAAGATAAACCGAATGCGTTGCTATGATAGCTGAAGAGCCTGTCTTTTCTAATAAATTATCAAGCAATGCCATAAATTTATTAATAAATGAAGGATGGAGATGTGTTTCTGGCTCATCTATTAATAGAAGAGTCCCATTCTCAATATACAAACAAACTTGTACACAAAACTTAATAAACGATATTTCCCCACTACTCAAAGGGTAACATTTATTTTCAATAAGCCTCAAAGGCTCGCCAGAGAGAATAATTTCAGAATATAATGATAGTCTAGATTCTTCGCCTCGAGAATTAAGCTCATTTAATTTAACAAATGGTGAATTTTCACCGCCACATTTGATTACTAAATCGTTGTTACTATTTAGAACACTCAGTGCATCAACAAATATATTCCACCTTTGATTATAGCCGATAGCGTCGTTACTCCTCGCTAGTTGCACTATTAAATCATTCAAGTTTAATTTGGATTTTGATTCACGATTTAAAGTCAATCTTTTGTACCATATCAATGATTTTATTCTTTTATCGGTTGGAAATGAACACTTACTTTCATTTGTTGGAGAAAAAGCAATGAGCCTACTAATTTGAATTCGTTCTTCAATGCTCACACCGTTAGAATCAACTACAGCCACCAAATTATCCTTTCCTTTAATCGCAGCCAATGCGATTTCTCTAAGCGTTTGGCTTTTTCCTACACCATTCTCGCCTATAATTATGGAAATTCTTTTTGGTAAATCATGCTCGTGATCAAAATTAAAAACATAAGATACATCTTCTTCATTAACTTTATTCGAATAGCTAATCTTGATGTGCTGTGATAAATTACCCAACTCCTCATATTGAATACCGGAAAGAACTGTTCCTGCATTTTTGAAAGTAAAATACGACTCAGACTCTCTAATGAAAGATTTATTAAAGATATCAGAAGAGATTGCTTTTTTCCTCAAATTCTCTGCACTAGCGTCACTTTTCTTAGAAACAACATCATTAATGAAATTTAATATATATTTGGATTCATTCACCCCAAAAAATCTTACTAGTCTTCGATAATTATTCATATCCTGAAGCATGACAAAATAATCATTAAACCCCTCATCCTTTAAATTAGATTCTTCCTTTTTTTTCACTCGCCTTATCAGTTCTGCTTTTCCATTTCGTTCCTCCTCTGAATTCAAAAAACCAATATAACCATTCAGTGAAATTATATCCTTACACTCTTTTTTATTAAAAATAGATATTTCGACTCTACTCAAATATCCAAAATCATTCCAATCGCTTCTTGATGGGACTATTTTTATATAATTACCAGAATCAGATATCTGTTGATTATTTGTAATTAAAAAATATAAACTATAATTTTTATTTTTCTTGACTAACATTATTACCCTCTCACTTCATTAGTGATGATTTATTTTGGAATTATTTTACACACTTATACCTAGCGCGCAATCGTATCCCCGCCACGCCTGCCCGCTTTATGTAGTGGTTTTCATGCACCTGCATGATCTACGCAAAAGCCCGCCAGTTCTGGCGGGCCTTAGCAAAAACGATCCTCAAACGATCATGCGATCTCATGCGGCATAGACATGCACTACAGAGCTAACGCCTCGCAAGGGCTCGTTGTTCAACCTTGCTGACGCCAGAAGCTAGTTCAGACGCCAGCAACGTTTCTTAATGCAGCCAGCTGTCGTCTTCCCACACCTTCTGCATAATTTTCATCACTTGTTTTCTTTCTTCGTCCAGTTGCAATCCGGTAAGTTCCACACCGTTAGAGCTACCTTTGCGGATACGAATTACCGTTTTGGGATACAGAGGGCGCAGATTGCGGTAAAGCTCGGATTCAAGAGCGTCCAGGGTAGACTGGCTAATCTTCTGCTCTTTATCGATCATTATTTCAATGCGCATAAAAGTCACCTCAGCTGATGACATCCATTGAGCGGTTGTATTCGTGGGTTCTGATTTTTGCCATGAGTTCATCAGTCAATTCAGAAACCCACTGCAGAGCCAGCCCCTTCTCTTCATCACTACACTCACTAGCCGCTACAAGCTTAAGAAAAAAATCAATGCGCTGGAGCTTCAAAGACTCCAAAAAATAGTCCTGCATCTTTCCTCCTATGACACCACACGCAATACTGCATGCATAACCACTGTTTATATTTACAGTATATAATAATCTTACTGATGTAAAACGTTTTTTTACGTTCATCAGCCTGATATGCCTGGTATTATTAAGAGCACGAATTGTTAACCCGCGTAATTAATACAGGTTCCGCCACTGATCATCTTCCTGCAAACGCTGGTTCCGATAGAAGATACGCAGGCCTGCTCCTGACGGAATACTGCCTCCGCGAAGGAGTAAATCGACCTCTTTCTCGCTGCCATCAAATCCTCTGGACTTCAGCTCATACACGAGCTGCAGTCGCTGATGGTCTGTAATTCGCTGTTTGTAGTCTTTACGCCGTTTCGGTTTCACCAGGCGTAACCTTGCTGCCAGTTCCCGGCGCTCTTTTTTGCTCATACTGTGCAGGTAATCGTGCAACTCCTTGTCATCCATGCTGGTAATGTCCGTTCTGGGGTTCCCATCAGCTGATTTATCTTTCTCCTGTTGGTTCAAATTTTCAGCAAGGGGACAGTTATTGCCACGAGTCCAAGGGGCGCAAGCGCCCTGGTCGGCTGCCGCCTCCTGAACGTCAACGGCTTTACGAACCATTTTCCACTTCACTGCATGAGTGCAGATCTTGCCTTCTGCAATGGGTGACCAGATGCCATAAATACGAATACCGTGATCGCCATAGGCGGTCGGCTCTTCATTGATTTCATAAGCGGTTCTGATCAAGTGATATTTGCGAGGAACCAGCACGCCGCCCTGCCTCATAATGTAGGTGGCAAAACAGCCAGCATCAGCAGCAGCCAGGATGGCATCAAGGCGCGGGTTATCCAGTACCGGCGCACCTGCTTTTTTGTCACCCTGCTGCCTTGCCGCCTGACCAGCCAACAACCGCAGTTCACGGTAAGCCTGACGCCCTGGAATACCAAAGAAGCGGAATTGCTGAACACGATGCAGAGACGCCCAGGGATTAACGTATTCAGCGTTATCACGCAGGGATTTACCCGTTTCCTTGCTGATCTCGCCAGCCAGACCACGCCCGTCAATGGTAAGCGTGCAGCAAG